CCCTGAATGCCTGTGTTCCTAAGTCCATAGTCCGAGCGAGTAGGTCACCTGCACCGGCCAGCGCAATAAACGAGCGGATCAGACGCTGGTCCTTCAGGTTTAGCTCATCCAGTGTGCCAAACGCTTTATTGCCCTGCCGGCCAAGTCCTTCGACGAACGCCGTAAACGCTGCCGCTGCGTCTTCCTTGAATGCCTTTGCAAATCCCTCAGCTGACATGCCTGCCGTCCTCGCGAACACAGTAAGCGCAGCGGTATTGTTCTCGACTGACTCAGTCATTGACAGAAGGACTTTCTGCACAGCCGTTCCACCAGCTTCGGCCTGCACGCCGACAGAGGTCATCGCCGCCCCAATAGAAAGAATCTCTGTTTCAGTTAGACCCGCGACCGTACCTGCACCCGCTATACGTAATGCAAAGTCGACAATCTCACTTTCCGTCGTTGCGAAGTTGTTACCTAGTGCAACAATGGTTGAGCCGAGTCTGTCAAATTCTGTCTGCGGCAAGCCTGTGATATTTGCCAACCGTGCCAGCGATACTGCTGCTTGCTCAGCTGATAGGTTCGTCGCTACACCGAGTGCAGCCATGGTCTCTGTAAAGCTTAGAATATTGCCCGTCGCAATGCCGAGTTGACCTGCCGCCTCGGCAATGCGATTGAGTTCGTTAACATTGATCGGAATCTCTTTGCTTAGATCCCGTATGCCCTGCGCAAGTTCACTAAATTCTTCTTCTGTCGCACTGACGGTTTTTCTAACGCCGGCGAATGACGACTCAAAATCTGACGCCATTTTGATTGACGCCCCACCGATCGCTACAATCGGCAGGGTTATTGCCTTGGTCATCTGGCTGCCAACGTTGGACATAGACTGCCCGACCTTGCCCATGCGTTTGCCGAACTTTGCAACATCGTTCGATGCACGGGCAAGCGCTCCGGTGAATTCATCCCGGAGTTTTAGAGAGGCTTCTACTTCGCCAACACTGACAGCCATTGTAGTCGCTCCGTCACCTATCCGCTTGGCGGATCAGTCTCAGTCACGACCTCTTCTTCTTCGTCGTTTCGCCTCATCGTCCTTCTCCTTTCCGTCAGTCGTTCAGGTTTAGTTCCGCTTTCACTCGCTCTTCGAACTTTGCACGATAGAACATCTGCCGTTCTAGTGTCTGCAACCTTTTCTCTACTGCCCACCACTGGAATACGGAAAATGCAGTTATCAGGCCAAGCACGACAATCCACACCTTGATGCTGGCGAGACCCTTAGCTATGCCTTTCGTCGCCGCCAGTATGTCCTTCGATATTCGCTCGTCCATCACGACCCCCATCGTTTAGCCGCCTGCCAAAATCGTCTATCTTTCTTCCAAGGCTTTCGACAAGCCGTGGCAGATTGTCGAATTTCGCAACACTTGCAGTGAGTGCGCGGATAGCACCGCTATGCTCCTGCTCAGCTTTTCTGTTTGCCTCTATGTCTTGTAGTGCTCTATCAAGAGTTTTCTCAAGACTTTGTACGACGCCTTCGGTATGGCCAACTATCCGCCACGACCGCATACCGGCGAGTGCGGCAATAGTCGCACCTATCAACGGTGCCCACATTTGCAAAGCCGTTACTGCGTCGATCACTGTTTACCTGCCTCCACTCATCATGCCCATCATGCCAGCTGAGAAACTCTTCCACTGCTGTGGTGTGCGAATCACTTCTCGCTGCTGCTTTGGTCTGGACTTCTCTGGTAGGAAGTATGTCATGTCAAACCTCTTTCGTCCTTTGCCAAATATCAGCTTTGCAAATTGGAATGCGACGAAAGCAAGTCGTTCGTCCGCACGTCGTTCGCCGAAGGGTTCAGCAGCAGCGTACCTCTGCCAGTCGACGAACTGCCGCCATGACATGTCACGCTCTAGAGCATTGACGTCCCATATGCCAAGTTCCTTAGCTAGTCGGTAGAGGGCGAGTCGTCGGCTGACTCGTCGCCCTCCATATCGTCGTCATCATCGGAACTGCTGACGTTCATTAGACCAGCAAGTTCATTTGACAAACGTACGCCGATAGGCGCAGGCAGTCTGTTAATCTGCGCCACGCTATCGAATATGCGCTTGCCGTTCTCATCAACTGCAAGCTTGACAAGCAGCTTTGCAGTAGCGTCGATCCTCTTGCCAAGGTCTTTTATCTTGGCTAAGCGAAGTCCGTCCCCTGTCGATGGCATGAGGATATAGGCAACCCCGTCTAGTTCTGGAATGTCTACCTTTGTCAGAGTCGTCGACAGTTCTGCCATTTGGTCCGCTGTTAGTGCCTTTTTCATCTGTCTGCCTTTCTGTTGTCGGTCGTTAGCTGATTGCCGTGCTGGCAACGCCGTTGATCAGGTACGGGCCACTGAATCGAATCGTGAAGTCTGCCGCGTATCCGCCTTCACCGACAGGAGCAACACGAGTGACAGCCTGCATGAACCCGCTACATACCCAGATATCTGTGCTCGGTGACGACCCGCCCGGCCCGATGATCTGAAAACCACGTTCCTCATTTGCGAAGAATTGATTGTATCCACCGGTCAGTGCATCATGCGTCGTGTCTACGTCGTCATAGTTGACGGTGAATGTCACAGCCTCGCGCGACCGCTTACTGCTCATGACGAACACGTCATCGTTCAGCTGATGCGGAGTGACGTCGGATTCTGGGTGACTGATCGTTGGCCAGTTGATGTCAGTAAACAACTCTCCAATTGTCGTGAACGTTCCTTGTGAGCCACCTGGGTCTAGTTCGACCGCGAATAGTGCCCCATGCCCTGATTTCCGTGCCATCGTCGTCTCCTTTTCAAATTGTTGTGTTTCGTGTGCCGTGTATCTCTCGCCAGATAGCGAGGGCTCGTACACGGGCATCATCCGAGGGTATGCCACGCACAGTTATCTGTGCGCTCAGTGTTTCGTCAATGTCGCCATTCATTGATTCGACTGGCCGACTGCCGCCGGTATCGATGATCAGCGTGTGTGGCCCAGCTGACTTCGGTATGACAGCCTTCGGGCCAATGAACATGTCAGTGTTGAGTGTGCCAAGCCCCGCCGTGTTGATTAGTGTTGCAAGGTCGCGTTCCCATGTTGAGACAATGCCAACTGACCGAGCGACGAAGTTCATGCTGTATGTCGTCCGCTGGTTCTCATCTACGTCGATCGTAAACGGACGCTGATTGGCAAGTATTTCCATGTATGCGGCCATTACAGTTTCATCCTTGTAGCAAGTCGAGCAGGCATACCGGGGGTGGCGTTGACAAGTGGGCGCTCTAAGTACTTCGGCCCACCTACTGTGTGTGACAGTGTCATGTCTTCGTGTTGCTTGAGCGCATATGGTGCTGACGGGCCACCGTAGACAAGTCGAACGATAAGCACTTTACCTACTCGTCGCACTTTCTCTACGTGACCGCTTGCTCTCAGGTTTCCCTTGTCTACGGGAACGAAGTCTTTTTTTGACGTTGTCATGATCAGCTCTGCCTCAGTCTGCAATGCGACCGGTAGCCGATCCTCGAACTGCGCCGCTAGTCTATTCAGTTTCTTCTGCATAGACCGCGTGCCTTTTAGCTTAAAGGTGACAGTTGGCATGACTGGCTCATCCTGCAATACGGATTCTAACACAGCGCAGAATTCTTGTCCAGTGCGTTCCCAGGTCAATCCCTCGGCAAGTCTGAGACCTGCTTCGGAATAGAATTTTCGAACGTCTTCGTCTCGGTACAGCAAGTCAATCTGCTCACACGTCGCATTTCTGTCAGGTATGCCACCGATCGTATAAGCTAAGCCATTGATGGGGGCGGATACCGCTGTTTGGAAGCATGGCACGCGCATTGCCGCACCCTCTACCCATTCGCCAAGCCCAGACCAGTCAGGCACAACACACGGCACTGCACACGCCATCGCTTCTAGCGCCGGCAGCCCCCATCCCTCGCCCTGCGTCGTCGTCAGGTAGACATCCATCGCGTTGTAAACGTCAACCATTGATGCATCGTCGACACCTACGCCCATAGGCGGACTGCCATGCATTACTTTACCCTTTACACCGTAGTGCTCGACTAGCCGCCAGATGTCGTACCCACGCTCCCCAGTCGGCGCAGAATGTATGTAAAGGTAGGCGTTGTCAATGTTGTTCGTTTTCACCCAATGTGCAAAGTACTCAATTGACAGGTCTAGTCGTTTCCTCGGCCATTGGTTGCGACCGACAACCCCAATGACGAACGCGTCGGCTGGTATGTCAATGCCATTGAATAGTACCTGCCGCGCCTTCGACTTGTCGGCTGGCTTAAATACGTCAGTGTCGACGCCGAGTCCAACGATGGACGATGCACCCTCATAGCCGCCGTGCGCCAACTCGACAGCGCCGAATTTTGTCCAGCTGACAACATGGTCTAGGTCATTGAGTGGTCTGCCGTCCTGGTTTTTTGCATCGACGGCGAGCCAGCCGACAGTAGGAATGTGTGCATCGTCCGTCGGCAACGCCTTGACGTATCCAGCAACGTTCCACGGGTCAGTCAGCAGAACGACTATATCAGGCTTCAACTCTCTTGACAACACTTGCAGCCGTCCCATGCCATATACGTCACGGCCGCCACCGTGCGGACTGAACCCAGGGTAGATGTCGTACGGGTAGTCATGCGGGTCACCGGCGTAATTGACACCGATCACGTTAACGTTACATCCGTTGCGCTGCAATTCGTCGCATGCGGCGTGTGTACAGCGTGCAAAGCCTGTCGATACGGCAGCATCGCCGACCCAGAGTATACTGGGTTTTTCGTTATCGTTCATTCGTTCTGTCCTTTCTGTCTGTCTATGCCTGTCTGTCTGTCGTCTACCCACCCAGCGTGAATGTGCCATGAACGAAAAAGAGATGAATGATTAAGCCAGTAAAATCGTCATTCAGTTCGACGGAAAGTCTGTGATCCGGCAGCAATATGATGTCTGACCCGCTTTCTCTATTGAAAGCCCATCTAACACTGAAGAATCCATCTCCTGGCCCCATTGGCATAGGCGATGCGTCAAACGCCATTATCGACCATGCTGCATTAGACTTGATAGCTATGCCACCTGTCATGTCCAAGATTACTTCGGACTCGTCATTTTTAATGTTTACACGAATCCCGTTTGCTAGTTCAGGCAGAGCGCCGTATCTGTCTTGTGCGAATAGTCCAACGTCTCGTATCACCATAGTCATAGTGCTGATGTGCAGCGATCTGGACGGATTTGTAACGAAGAATTCGACCGCATCCGACGAATAGTCGCCAATGGCGAGAACGTCGCCAGTGCCATCACCGTTTATACTCAGCAGCTGATAAATTTGTTCTTGGGGCAGTATGTCAGGCATTGCAAGTCTCCAGTTGGCGCGTGTATGACCACTCGATGCCGGGCCATGACGGGAATGTATGCACGTTGGACCGTGGTCGGATGATACTTTGTCCTCCGATATGCTGGACGAAGGATGGGCACGACGCTAGAAAATGGCTCTCGTCGTACTCTCTAGCCCAGTCGCATATCAGCAAATCGTACGCCGTGCCGTCAGACTCTCAGTCGTAGCAGAGCGACGCCAAGTAAGCTGCGAGGTCCATGGCGTCAGTGCCCTCAATTGCAAAACATTGCGTGCCGTAGAATGAGCCTATGGGATACTGCCAGCAACCGAGTCCCTTGGCTACGCATTCATCAATCTGCGGGTATGCAGCGCCGAATGCGTACAATCTGTGCTCGTCTGTCGCATTGTCGTCCAGCCATGCACCGACAGAATCGAAAAATGATGCACAGACGGCTATGTCATCCTCTAGAAATAGCACCCAACAATTACTCCGCTCGCCACTCTGACGTAGTGCCTCTGCCACATTGAGGTTGGCATTGAGCCTGTGGCATGGCGTGAACACGCCGCCCACTCGTCGTAGCTCGTCGTCTGACTGTATCATGGACTCTGCCCACGAGTCAGCACAAGAGTCGAAGACAGTCAACGTTTCCAGACGAGACGATCCTATCAAGTCAGACGATGCCAGACCGCGCAATGTCTGCTCTAAGTAGTTGTCATTCGGTGATCTGTCAATGGTCACCATTGCGGCGGTTATGTCTCGCATCGACTGGCTGCCTCTTTGACAAAGTCAACGAATGTCTGCGTTGTCCTACCGTGAGCCATTGCCCAAACAAATACTATCGACCATGCAACTGCTGCCATAGTGAGCATTAAGTAAGATTTCATTGACGTCTCCACACCATCACATTCTGCCCATACCACCATGCGGCCGGTGACACTTCCGACCAGGCGCGGCGCAGACGCTCGGTCAACGATGCATCCTCGACCAAGCCTATATCTGACAGCTTGTGCCGCCAATAGTCGTGTGACTGCTCGTTGACGTGTCCGCA